CCGATTCCGATATCAACGGATGCGTTACATTAGACGCCCCTTGAAACGGTTCTGTTCTTTCTTCTTGCTTCACGCCTAGAAGATCTAGGCCATTGGTGTATGTCTCTTCCCACTCGGACCTTGAACTTAGATCCTCGTCATAAGCTGAAACCAAGTCAGACGATATCTCGTTAAGTTCAGCTTCCTCTAGGTACTCTGCTAAGTTTGCATCAAATGGTATCTCTACTTGAAGTTCGCCTCGACGTTCAGCTTCAACGATCGCTTCAATTAAAGCACCACCGTCTTCGTCCATGGTTACTTCAGCCCCGCCTTCAAAGTTGGGTGCTTGATCTACTTCAACAACCTCACCAGGTACGGCTTCAACCGACCTATCTATCAAGGAACCTATGTTTGTCGCCATATCAAAACCTATTAATAGTATACACGCTGTCTTGGTACATAATCGTCATCAACATCGTCAGACTCCAGCGTAACAAACCCACCTTGCCGAAAACGAATTAAAGCCATGGTCATGCTATCACAAAAGTCGTCATGTTCGCCATGAGGAAAAGCAGCACACTCTTCTATGAGTTCATCCGCAAATTTCTTCTCTGGAGCCCACACCATTCCTGCTTCAAACACAGGAGCTACCATATGCATCCTTGTGAACTTGTCACGTCCTTTTGCAGGAACGTAGTTCATGACCGGTATTCCCGTGGCTCGTAATTCATCCGTCAATGGGGTTCCTGAAGCTTTGGCCTCAACAATAACCATGTCTGGATCCCAGTAGTCGTATTCTTCTGTCGCTACTTCTTTCAGTTCAGGAAAGTTCCACCGTCCACGGCGCGCATCTAATAGTATGATGTTATCAGGCCCACCGTCTTGAGGTTTGAAAACACCCCACGTTGTGATTGCGGAATAGTCAGCGGTCTCCTTCTTACTGAAGGCCGTGTCGTAACTCTGTATTATATAAGAGACAGTCGGCACGTCTTTCTTAGTCCACGTCTGCCACCACTCTTTCTTTATGATAGCACCTTCTTCGGCAGTCGGTTGCTGTTGCCACTGAGCCTGCCACTTTCCTACCGGCAGTGAAGCCTTGACCTTTAAAAGATCTTCCTTGTTCCAAAATTCAGGCCACAACGGTTTGTCCGAAGGCATGATCGCCGGAAACTCTACAACCTCCCACTCGTCAGCCATCACATCTTGACCGGCCGCTTTCAACAGCTTGCCCGTCAGATCTGTCATACCCCATCGTGTCATAACCACAATGATAGAACCACCAGGTTGAAGACGCTGTCGAGGACCAGAGGTGTACCACTCAAAGGCCTGTTCAAAAGCAGTATCCGACAAGGCATCTTGTTCCGAGTGAGGATCGTCAATAATAAACAAATCAGCACCACGACCCGTGACCGCCGCACCGACACCAGCCGCGAAGTATTCCCCACCGACCGAGGTTCCCCATCTACCGGCCGCTTTGTCATCAGCCTTCAAACTTGTTTCAGGAAAGATATCTCCGTAGTTATCAGAGTTGATTAGATCTCTAACTTTTCTACCAAACCGAACAGCAAGTTCCGTGTTGTGCGTAGCTTGAATAATCTTGAGCTTTGGATTACGGCCCAAGAACCAAGCAGGCATGAGATAGCTAGCAAATTCAGATTTAGAATGACGCGGGGGCATGTTGACTATGAGGCGTTTGAGTTCGCCCCTCGCAACTCGCTCCAACTTCTCCGCTATAATTCTATGATGGTACCCCTCTATAAATCCTTCATACACGTGATGCACAAACGCCATGAAGTTGTCTTGTGCTTTTTCGCGAACCTCTAATCGGTTCTGCGCTTCCACAAGTGTGAGTATTTCTTTTAATGCTTCTTCTGGAACAGTTGCGAGATTACTTGATAACATCATCTACTCTGTGCTGCCATATAAACAACAAATATAATCAATCCGGCTATGCCTATAAAAACCATGACTAGTCCACCTAGCATAGCGTTATATATAATTTTCTTCTTTTTCTTTTTTGCCGCGGCCTCTGCCTCTCGTCTTTCTTTTCGTGCTTTGGCTTGATACCGAACCCAGTCAGACCACAACCCTGGACGGCCACAATAGATCATAAATTCTTTCAGTTCCTGTTCTTGAATACGTATCTGCTCCAAGGCCATGAACGCCTGCAAAGTATCTCCGGTAGCAGCGCCTTTCTTCTTTCCACTGGTTTTTCTCTGTAAGTCTTCCTTCGCACCTACAAATTTAGCAATAGCGGAACCCGCCTTAACAATATCAGATCCGTTCTGTACAACCTGCTTTATTACGGCAAACGCCGCGTTTGCAGCAGCTAGTTCTGCTAACATGGGCTACTCTCATCAAGACTTCAGACTTAAGGCCTTTTCTATCATTGGCCTATCACGATCGGATGCGAGTGAATAAATCCCTCTTAGATCATCTTCACTCATAGCCATTAATTGATTAGGCACAGGTCGAACATAACCAGGGTTCTCTTGATACCCTGCATCTATTATCTGTTGTGCTTGCAGTCCATAAACGTCTGGAACATCGGTATTCGCTGTAGGTACAAAAGTAGGTCTCATAAAGTTATTAGGTGCAGGAAGACCAATTGTCTGATCAAGATCAGATACCGACTGATCAAAAGAGGCGAGACCCTGTCCTGTAAACGGTTGATCAACAGTAAAGTCATACTGTGTGGGGTCGTATGCCGAGTATGAAAAAGCTCCGTCCGGTGTCAGATCTCTTTCTGGTGTAGAAAAGTCTTCAGCGTATAGAGTAAACGGTACGCCTTCGTATTCTTCTTCAGTTGTAGCGTCAGTGCCTGTTGTTCCATCAACACTATCAACAAGCACCTCAGTGTCTCCACCATCTACACCGGTTCCAGCTTCATCAACAAAGTCATCTACTGAGTCTACTGATGCAACAGTATCATCCTCAATATCGTCCATCATAGCACCTAACGTATCCTGAGCTTCCTCTAGGTCTGTTGCATCTAAAGCGGCTAGACCTTCTGTCGGACCTGTCGTGTCTGTTACCGTAGGATCTTCTTGTTGTGCTAGGCCAGCGTCAAACTCATTCGATATCTGTTCGTCTAAGTTAATCTGATCTTCAAGATTTATGTCTTCCAAGGCGTCTTGAAGCTCCGCGACCGTTTGAAAACCAAAGTCTGCCGTATCCGGTTCGTCGGCATCCTGCATACCAGAAACCGCCTCATCAAAAGCAGGACCAAACCCTTCATCAAAGTCAGCCTGAGTTAGTCCGTCCTCCGCACCAGACTCATCAGCTACGGCTCCTGTTTTGTCTTCAAGAGCATTTATGTCATCAACCAAACCAGAAGGTCCAAAGTCCGAGGCTGATGGAGTTTGACCCGCTACTGCACCTTTCACAGTATCTACAACTTGATCCGCGAACGTTGGACCAAACAAACTACTTTGAGGCAATCCAAGAACATCAGCAGCCGCAGCCAGGGCCACAGCCCCTACTGGATTAGCTAAAGTGCTCATAGCATTTAGAGCGTAGGCACCCGTCTTGGCTACATTGCCTAATGCGTTACCAGCAATACCTACAGCAACAGACATCGCATCAGGGCCCTCGAAACTGTAGGTTCCATCAGGTCCTACCGTAACAGATACATCATAACCCTTTGACTGTAAGTCCATCGATAAATTAGCGGCGTCAGCCATGTTAGACGCATCAATAGCCTGATCCTTTACGTCAAAGTATCCTAAGTCTACTAAGTCGTTATAACCAAAGCCAGTCGAGGTCTCCCCGCCTTTGTCCGTATAGTCAACGTCCTCGTAATCATCAATTCCTTGTTGGGATGCGGCGGCGGCATCAGCAGCAGCCTGGGCAGCTTCAGCAGCGGCAGCTGTGTCTCCTGCGGCAGCGGCAGCTTCAGCAGCGGCTTGAGCAGCATCCGCTTCAGCTTGCGCTTGAGATCCAATACCTCCTACACCTTCTAGGTCCTCAAAGTCTGCATCCGTTAAACCAAGATCATCAGCAGCTTCGGCGGCCTCAGCAGCAGCGGCAGCGTCCGCTTGTTCTTGTGCGGCTTCCTGCTCTTCCTGTTCATCTAGTTCTGCTTGCTCTTGTGCCTCAGCTTCAGCTTGTGCCTCGGCTTCGGCTTCAGCAGCTTCAGCAGCAGCGGCAGCGTCCGCTTGTTCTTGTGCGGCTTCCTGCTCTTCCTGTTCGTCTAGTGCTGCTTGCTCTTGTGCCTCAGCCTCAGCTTGTGCCTCAGCTTCAGCAGCAGCGGCAGCGGCGGCTTCAGCGGCCTCAGCAGCGGCTGTCTGTTCCGCTTCTGGAGGAGCATCAGATGAACCGTCATCGCCATCATCACCGTCACCATCAAAACACCAGCGACCAAGACGAGCCTCAATAGCCGTCATACCAAACTGTTCATGCAACGGAGTCAGAGAGTCCGTCCACATAGGACGGTCCCAGGGATGTAATGCATCAGTTGAAATTTTACGCATGCTTCAACCTCTTAAAAGATCTTCGATGACCACCTTTTGCTCCGCGGCGAAAATACGCAACATCGTGATCAGAAAACTCGTCTGCTAATTCCTTATGTACTCGGCGTACTATACTATACGCATCACCAAAAGGTGCAATAAAATCTATCAACCATAAGGAACCGTGGTTCGAGGACCAATCTTCAGGTTGCAACTTTCTCGTGCCATTCATAAACCCATCCTCTACCTCCTTGTCCATAAACATAAAACTATAAAGACAACGAGGAGATCCATCACGGTATATGATCCTAGCTCGGCCAGCCTCAAACGCAGGAACCGTCAACCGATAAAAATGATCTATGCGAATTGAACGATGGACCGCGGACCGTGTCCAAAGATATACCGCATCCGCAATGAATTTATCCATGAATAAATTTTAACGGCTTGGGACTCCTATAGCAAGTTGTGTGTAGCTTGGGACTTGGACCTCGGAACAGAATTAGGTCTGAATAAATTTATCAAACTAACAAGTTAAGAGGAGTTGCTACGCAACACGTTCTTTATTTACCCCCTCCCCCTGAAGGCCTCAAGGCCGCAAGCGTTCGGGTTAGGCCAAAAGGGACCCGATACATACACAAAAATGTATACAAATAAATGTATACGATTCTTTATTTTATTTGTCCGATTAGGTTGCATGGTGTCCTGTGGTGTGGTAAGACTTACAAGTCTTAAACAGAAAGGGAAAAGACATGATCAAAACACTAAGAGAAACTGATTCAATCTCATTATGCAACGGCACCCATCTTCAGGGGTATATAGAAACTACCTTCTCTGATTTAAAAAACGCATTCGGAGATCCTACCTTTGAGAACTACGACCCTTACGAAAAGGTAAACGCTGAATGGATTCTGCAAGATGGACACGGAAAGGTCATCACTATTTATAATTGGAAAACGGGCCGCGTCCCAATGGGCAAGCATCCGTGGCACGTTGGCGGCCATGATGAGTCCGTGCTTGAAGTCTTGTCGGAACATGGACCAAGCGAGGCGAGATCCTACCGTAGTTACTTCAATTAACTAATTAACCAAGGGAGGGCTCCGGCCCTCCCACAACTTAGAAAGGCGAAACAATGGACAAAGAGATCGAAACACTGTTTGACGAACTAGCAACCGTCACCAACCGGATGAGGCAACGCGATGCTAAGAACCGGAAAGATAAGAAAAAAGCTGAGGCATTACTCGCTCAGGTCGAAAGCATAGCCAAGAGAAACAAGCACAAGGTCACCACGACTAAGTTTGCTATCACCTTCAAGAATAAGAAGGGCGGGGATTATTACGTCAAACCGTGGGCTAAGTATGGGCTAGATAAGGTCGTTACTCTTTAACCAACTTGGGGGGCTCGAGGCCCCCCACAACTTAGAAAGGCGAAACAATGGATAAAGAACAGAAAAGAGTTTTATATATCGGTGAGGTCGGGGTCGACAGTGGGCAGATCCTGATGACTGACCCCTGCTATGTGTTGCAGGAAGAGGACTACCACAAGGATATTAGGGCCAAGCTGTGGAAAAAGGCGACCACAGAGATTGACGAGAAAAACATTCAGAACTGGGTGAACTCGGAGATACCAACAGTTTTGATAAACACCTTTCGGATGAGTGGCCTCGGTGTGATTGTAAGGACCGGATCAGACGGTGGCTTTCCTGCCTATGCCGAGCTCAACGATGCCGGCGAGATTGTGAATATCATCATCAAGCTGCGGGGATAGCATGTTTTATATTCTGTTATTCTTTAGTTTGGTTCTAACAAGTGGGGTCCTGGTTTTCCAGGACCCTATCTTGCAAGCTTCTATCCTCGCGATCGGTCTGCTAGTCTTAACGGCCGGAGTTTTATTAGATAGGGGGAAACGATGATCCCAATACTAACAGTGTTCGGAAGCTTCCTAGCGGCCGGTGTTCTTCTCATATGTTTACTCAACTCGAAGTAGGGAAAGGGGCTCCGGCCCCTTTCTTTTTATATAAGCGGCGCTGGGCCGCAAGGCCGCAAGGCCGCAAGTCTCTCTTTAAAAAAGCGCGCAAGGCCGCAAGGCCGCACCAGCGCGCAAGGTTTAAGAATTATAAAATATTTACTTGTGGTCCCAAGTTACATGTGAGATAATCACGATGTCATAACAGAAAGGGAAAAATTATGACTATTCTATTCACTAGGTTTTTTTCAGAAGATAGCGCCAAGGCTAAAAAAGGTCTCACCTATGGCGCGTTAAACGCTATCAATTATATGTCACCCCATACTTTAAACGGGTTGGGCGTTAACTTGTGCGCGGGTTCTAGCGCCGGTTGCCGTGACCTATGCCTAGGCCATTACAGCGGTCAGGCCGCCATGGTTCGCGATATTGAAAAAGATATGAACAACGTTAGGTTATCGCGACAACGCAAAGCGCGTTATTGGATAGAAAACCCAACCGCGTTTTTAGCAGAGGCCGAGTATCACATAGACAAATTGGTCACCAAAGCGCGGAACATGGATCTTGAACCCGTGATACGCATGAACGGATCTACCGATATAGCTTTTGAGGATCACGGATTAATCCAAAATTTTTCGGATGTTCAATTCGTAGATTATACGAAGTTATATAAACGTTTTAAGAATAGGCCAGACAATCTATCTCTTACCTTTTCACGTTCAGAGACTAACGAAGTTACAGCCCGAAAGCTTTTAGAACGTGGCGAGAATGTAGCGGTTGTTTTTGCCGGCGGCATGCCTGACGAGTACCTAGGCGCGCCGGTCATATCGGGTGATGACCATGACCTACGGCACAGGGATCCGCGCCGCGATGGTGGTTATATCATAGGCCTTGCACCTAAGGGGGCAAAGGCAAAGCGCGGGGATGTGTTCGGATTTATCGTAAGGGAGGCCGCGTGATGTTATTTGGGGAACTAACGGAAGATAACAAGGAGAGATTTTTTCTCTCCTTGTTGGATCCAACCAACCCATTATTTCCAATCGTTGGAAAGCGCGGATTGGATGAAATTCTAGGCGATGATTACGAGTACCACGCTAAAACCATTGCCCAAATAGAACAAGATATAAGGAGATATGCATAATGTTACACTTCACTAATAACAAAGAACTAAAAAAGATCCTACAATTCCAAAGAGATAAGCCGAGAAGCCTTCCCTACGGGGAAGGCCCAACGGATGACATGGGCTTTGTTCTGGTCAAGGATCACGGGATTTATCTCATGAGTCCTACGGATGAAACCATGCCTTCAGGAAACAAAGAGACAGCGTCCTTCGTTTCATATGCTAGGGGATACAAACCCACAAAGAAAAATAGGGATACACTATGGGATAAGACTCACGATATCAGTCCCGACGATTTCGTCATGTTTATTGATTTGAGCGTCGCCATGATTTGGGAAATTAAATATAAGGGCGCACATTTACACGTTGAACTAACAGATGAAGGGGTCCGCTACCGAACTGTAAGAGCGGCAAGGAACTGTTACAACTACAGAACCAACAAAGGCGAAAGATTGCATTTGTACTGGTAGTCCTTTTTCTATAGAAGAAAAGGCCGGACCTAGTCCGGCCAACCCCTTTATGGTAACGTACACCAGCGCGCTGCGCGTCCTGGTATTCGCCTTCTAGGACGCAGGGCCGCAGGTCGCAGGGCCCGGGTTCTTTTCCTTTCTGACCGGGCTCTGCGGCTGCTGGGCCGCAAAGCGTAAGAACGCGAACAAGGCCGCAGGGTCATAACCAGACCACGCACACTGGGCCGCAAGGCCAGCTTCGCGGACCTCGGACCCCGAACCACCCTCAAATAAAAATAGACAACGGTCCTTGGACCTCTTAACCAAGATAAAAGATCGGCCACCACAGCGATTATATGCGGCGTGCCACGCAACTTGATCCGCAGTTATTAAAACCTTGTTTGATTTTGCTACCTTCAATTCCACCCAATACGACACCCCATCCTGTGCAATATGCACGTCCGGTACACCCGCACCATGACGGTTTTCAATCCTCGTGGCGTGTGTTTTCTTCGGTAGTTTCTTCCTGAGCGATTGCCAAAACAGGCTCTCTGGACCCTGTGCCATCAGTAACGTCCTCGTATTCGCCTTCAATAAATGCCTGCGGGAACTGTTGCCGGAGTTGTGACAGACGATTGACTATCTCATCACGCGACATGTCGTCTATCTTGTGCATGGTCTCACGTCTATCCACTGTCAGACCACCTAGGCTTGACCGGATCTTCTCCGCATTGATAGCGGCAGAATACTGTCCCGCCTCTTCAGCCCCAATAGATAACTCAGCTAATCTCTTGAGTTGACCTAGCATGGTCACACCATAACGGCGTTCCCTCTCCTCGCGCAGTTCTTTTATGTAATCCACAACATGCGGATAGTCACGGCCATTGAGCAGTTTAGAAGCGTAGACGTTAGCCTTTACTTTACTAAAACCTGCTCTCCTCGCACACTCAGATCCTGAGTAAATCCCCTCAACATATAACTTAGAAAATTCTTTTTGACGTGGGGTCAAAGTCCGGTCGTGGACTGCCTCGATGTCGGCTTCTTTTTTAGCTAATGACTTTGTCATACTCTCGTTTTTAACTGGACAATCTGTGGCCAGTCAATGGACAATCTGTGGACAGTTAGTGGACAGTTAGTGGACAGTTTGCCCACTTTTTTTTCGATTTTTTTAAAACTCTAACATGTAGTTCACACACTACTCACGGGTGTTTCTTGTATTCTTGTCCACAGTGT